GGTATGCCAGATACTTATATGCCAGGTTCTGACGGGGACTTTTACAGACAACTTGCTTGGTCTGATGCAGATGTAACATTAGCAGCATTTGAGTGTCATGAAGATATAAAGGGCAGAGTTGGTCAGATTAAGTTTGATGAGTCTGGAAAAGTTGTTGATGCTCTTGACAAGACCCAAGGTTGTGATTATAATTATATGTGGGGAGCAATGGCTGTCCAAAATGTTTATATTAATGAAGAACTTCCAAATCCAGGGGTTCAAATTATGGACTGGGTTAATGAAGGAAAGAACGTTAAGGCGGTAGTTGCAAAGGGCAAGTACTTAGATGTCGGTACCGTAAATGGTCTTAAAATGCTGTATAGAGAGGAACTATAATGTTAAAGCCTGTTTTTGGCGATGTAAAACAATTTAGCTGTGATGATCTATACCTACATGGAAGTAGTGCTCCGTCTGGCTATAAAATTTGGAATGCTTGTCATGAAATTGCACAGTTGCTTATAGACAAGAATATATCTTATGGCGATTCCGCCCTATCTCCCAATCGTATATTTGCACAATCGGACGGGGTTGAGCAATTAAAAGTTCGTATTGATGATAAATTAAATAGAGTTAAAAACAATCAAGGGTTTGCTGGTGATAATGACATTGATGATTTGATTGGTTATTTAATCTTACTTAAAATTGCAGTTGACAAAGGTGAGTCTTGGAGAGTATAATTAAGTATGCCAATTTATGAATACAATTGTATAGAGTGTGAAACTTCAATAGAGATAACTCGTAGTTTTAATGATGAAGAGGTTCTACCTTTATGTGAAAAGTGCGGTTACAAGATGGCCAGAGTGTATTCGCCTGCAGGCATTCAATTCAAAGGGTCAGGTTTTTATAAAACAGACAATGGATAATGAACTGGAAGTTGCTGGTCAATTTGACCAGATGAATAAAGTTGTTGAAGAATTATTAAAAGGCAATACTCCTGCACAAATTGCTAAAAGTACAGGGTTAACTCGTGTTCAAGTTGAAAATCATATAAAAACTTGGAAAGAATTTGTTCAAGATAATAATGCTATTAAAGCCCGTGCCAAAGAAGCACTTGCTGGAGCAGATGAACATTACAGTATGTTGATCAAAGAAGCTTGGCGTACACTTGAGCAAGCAGACGTGCAAGATGCACTTCCAGTAAAAGGACAAATGATAAAAGCAATAGCTGATATTGAAGCTAAGCGTATTGAGATGCTAAATAAAGCGGGTGTCCTAGAAAATAATGATGTAGCAAATCAGATCTTAGAATCAGAAAGAAAGCAAGAAATACTTGTTGGAATACTAAAAGATGTTACTTCAAACTGTGAACATTGCAAGTGGGAAGTATCAAAAAGACTTTCACAAGTAACTGGACAAGTTGAGGCTGTTGTAGTTAATGAGTGATTTTGATATCTTTTTAGATGCACTAAGTGGTGATGAGTTTGATGAAACACCAGCTACATTAGAAGACTTTGTAACTAAAAAAGAATATCTTGGATTGCCACCATTGTCTGAATTACAATATACAATGATCAAGGCATCAACTCAAATTTATAAGCGTGATACCCTTCATAGAATTTATGGAGAAGTTGAAGGCGAAAAAATATTTAAGCAAACTTGTAATGAAGTAATCCTACAACTTGGCAAGGGTTCTGGAAAAGACTATACATCTACTATTGCTTGTGCTTACATGGTTCATATGCTTTTATGTCTTCAAGATCCAGCAAAATATTATGGCAAACCTCCAGGAGATGCTATTGATATTATCAACATTGCTATCAACGCTGTACAGGCAAACCGAGTATTCTTTAAAGGTTTTAATCAGCGTATTGAAAAGTCCCCATGGTTTCAAGGAAGATATGTTGCTAAGGCAAACATGGTTGAATTTGATAAAGGCGTAACAGTTCACTCAGGTCACTCCGAATCTGAAGCATGGGAAGGATATAACGTTATTGCGGTTATCCTTGATGAAATTTCAGGTTTTGAATTGGAATCAACAACTGGACATGCTCAAGCAAAAACTGCATCATCTATTTATAAGATGTATAAAGGATCTATTACATCTCGTTTTCCAGATTTTGGAAAACTTGTATTGCTTTCATTTCCAAGATTTAAGAATGACTATATCCAGCAAAGATATAATGAATCTATAGCAGAAAAAGAAGTTGTCCTTAGACATCACACATTTAAAGTTGATCCAGACCTTCCAGATGGAACTCAAGGAAATGAATTTGAAATTGAGTGGGAAGAAGACCATATTGTATCTTATAAAATGCCAAGAGTATTTGCATTGAAAAGACCAACATGGGAAATTAATCCTACAAGAAAAATTAAAGATTTTACAGAAGCTTTTTATTCAGACCCAATGGATGCACTTATGCGTTTTGCATGCATGCCACCAGAAGCAACAGATGCTTTCTTTAAAAATAGGGCGGTTATTGAAAAAGCTTTTAGCAATCCAAAACTAAATGTTGATGAGTATGGTAGATTTGACGATCATTTTAAACCAGATCCAGAAAAAACATACTTCATGCACGTTGACTTGGCTCAAAAGCATGACCACTGTGCAGTAGCTTTAGCACACGTTGATGGCTGGGTAACTATGAAAATTGGTGAAACCTACAAGCAAGCAGCTCCGAGAGTTGTTGTTGATGCTGTAAGATTTTGGACACCAACTGCTTCTAAATCAGTTGATTTTACAGAAGTTAAAGATTATATTACTTCTGTAAGAGAGCGGGGATTTAATCTTAAGCTGGTTACATTTGACCGTTGGAACTCACACGATATGATGCAACAGCTTGGTGTACATGGAATTAAAACAGAAATTTTGTCTGTAGCAAAGAAACACTATGAAGATATGTCTTTAGTATTGACAGAAGAAAGATTGCATGGTCCACATATTCAGTTATTAATTGATGAGTTACTTCAATTAAGAATTGTTAAAGATAGGGTTGATCACCCAAGAAAAGGTTCTAAAGACCTTTCAGATGCAGTTTGCGGATCTGTTTATAATGCTATATCATTGACTCCACCTGATAAAGACAAAGAGGTTGAGATATACACCTATGCTGGAGTATTTGGTGATGAGTTAGCACAATTAAAAAATGAATCAGATGCTAGATTAGTTAGAAATAATACTATTAAACTTCCTGATAAAAAAGAAATGCCAAGCGGATTAAGGGATTTCCTAGCCTTAGATGATGAAGATGAATTACGTGTTGACAGCATGAGAATACTGTAGTAGAATACAGCTACAACAACAAACAAAGGAAAAGTATGCTAGCGGATGGCACATTAAAAACAATTGAAGATGAAGAAGATATTTATATCAGTTTAACTGATCTATGTCATTATTTTGCAAATGCTACAAAAACAATTATTTCAGAATCAAGTGATGTTGAAGCAAAAGATAGAAAATATGTTCAGGGTTTAATTGATATGATTTCTACCATAGCTGTTGAAGTTGTAGAACTTGGAAAGTTTGAAGCTCAACGTCGCATGATTGAGGGTCCAGAAGATCTGCTTAATATGATTGACAAGGCAAATAAGGGCATGGTAGAATAACGATATTGGTCTGTAGCTCAATTGGCAGAGCAGCCGACTGTTAATCGGCAGGTTGTAGGATCGTGCCCTACCAGACCAGCGGCGTAACACTTGTATTGCAGTATATACTTTAGGTAGCTCTTAAAGCGAAAGTTGACTGTTTACTCAAGTATCTAGGGGTTTCTAGAACAACTTAGACGGTCTTGTCAGGGGACTCGGTTATATTTCCTTACGGCGTGGGTAAAGATAAGCCGACCTGACATATTATTAACCGACAAGCAGAGAGAGTATAATTATGAATATGATGGCTGAAAAAACAAAAGAAATTATTGCTGAAAAAACTTATGTTTTAACTCTACAAGACCGTTGTGATTCATGCCATGCTCAAGCTTTGGTTTGGGTAAATGGAGTAAATGGCGAATTGCTCTTTTGTGGTCATCATTTTAATAAATTTGAAAAAAAACTTCGTGAATATGCCTATGAAATTATTGACGAAAGAAGTAAATTAGTAGAAAACAAGCTTATAGGATCTGAAAACTAAAAATTTTTGGTCCAATAGCTTAATCTGGTTAAAGCATTAGTCTTATATACTAACGAGTGTAGGTTCAAATCCTACTTGGACTACGAGGCAGTAGCTTAGTTGGTCAAAGCCCCGAACTCATAATTCGGTAATCGTCAGTTCAAGTCTGACCTGCCTCACCAGTTCCCGTTCGTCCAATTGGCAGGACATCGGCCTTTGGAGCCGAGAATCGTGGTCCGAATCCATGACGGGAAGCAAGGCTATATACGGCACACCTTAGGCTGGATATAGTTACGAATAACCAAGTAACCCGTGACCAGAGTTCTGCGTTGTGGGAGACTCTTAGGGCAGACGCCATTCATATGTGCTCTGGAATCCGTATATAGCCCCTTTTAATGTATAATTGATTACATAATGACTGATGCACATGATGTAAATATGGAATTTCATATTCTTGCACATATACCCGAACATGATCCAAGAGAGCATGATCCAAATTATAAGTATTTCGTGGCTGCTAAAAAGAAAATTAAAGATGCGGGATTGTGGAAGTGCAATATTAATGACGATTTGTGTGGTGGACAAATAGAATTGCATCACACACACGTAGAATTTTCACAATTACCAAACGCTGATCCAAAAAAAATTGAAGAATATTTTGGTTTACATTTTACAAATAATGAAGAATTTCAGCAGTGGCTTGAAAGTCCAGGAAATCTAGAAACTCTTTGCACAAATCATCATAGAACACACTACGGGGTGCATACCCTACCTCATGCTCTTTGGGAATCTCTTAGGTTTAGAAAGGCGGGAACCTTACCCGCAGCAGAGGTAATACCTAATCCAAAGAAAATGAAATTTCGCAAGATAAATGATATAATTGGTAAAGATACAAAAAACACGGAGGTAACAAATAATGGCAATAGCACACCAAGTAGTAGCTCTTAATGCTTCTACAGCCACATCAGTAAGTATTTCATCAGCAAATGAAGCTGCATATGAAAGCAAAGTTTCACTTTCTGTTCAAAATTTAGACCCAGTAATTACTGTATATCTAGGATCTTCTTTAGTTACTACATCATCTTATGGTTTTGCTCTTTTGGCAGGTCAAACATACACAGTAGATCTTCTTGCTTCCGATCAACTTTATGCTATTGCAGCATCTGGAACTCCAAACGTCGCAGTATTAGCAGCAGAGGTTTAATATGAGCATTAAAGTTTCAACAGTTCCCGCTCAAATTCTTTATTACGGAAACTTTGCACGTTCAACAAGTATGTCATCTGGTGGTACAACAACAGATAACGTTATAACTTGGGACACAACAAATCTTTCAAAAGGTATGTCAATTAGCGGTACAGATGCTACAAAGATTACCTTTCAAGTTCCAGGGACATACAACCTTAACTTTTTAGGTCAATTTAACTTTACTGGTGGAGCATCTAATTATAATATCACTACTTGGTACTCTAAAAATGGAGTAAATGTACCATCATCTTCTTTTACATTTACAACTACAAGTGCTCAAGGTTCTCAAGTATTGGCAAATATTGAATCACCAATTACTGTTAATGCAGGAGATTATATTCAATTTCACTGGTGGTCAGGTGCAGCGGGAATGTCATTATTGGCAACAGCAGCAGGAACAAATCCAACAAGACCAGCATCACCAAGTGCTAACTTAACTATTTATAACGTAGGATAAAAATGCCATATAACATTAAGCAAGTTGGAGATCAGTATGCAGTTATTGCAACGAATACTGGTAAAGTTGTAGGAACACATCCATCTAAAAAGAAAGCACAAG